AGCCCGGCTCTCACGGTGTTTGCCTGCTGAAGCAGGAGCGGGTCGCAGGGATCCAAAGGGGGAATCACCCCAAATCACCCTGCGCAACATCACTGCCCCAACAAGCGGGTCCAAACCCCACGGCCGACTACACGACTTGTGCTGTTTCCACAGCTGGTTTACCGAGGAATGTTGATAACTAACGACTCTCGCGACAACGACTAGAGTGCGGGCAACACGGCTATATGCCACTTGCTGCTTTATTGGAAACCTTGCGGGCTCCCAGCACCCCGACCCTCATTGCGAAAGCCATCAGACTTTCAACAAGGGATTCCCCTTACCGGACACGGCGGACAGTTGACGACGACCAAGATTTATAACAGCGACCCGTTGCCGAGTTGCATGTTGACCATCTTGCGTTTCTTCTTACGCTTAGCAGGTGCGTTAACTGATGGCGCAGCTTTGACTACTGCCATCGGACGAACTCTCGGCGCGTTAGCGCTAAGCATCTGCTTCATAAGATCCTTCAGATCTGCAATTTCCGCTTTCATGGCTGCTTCCTTCTTGGCTCCCAAGGCGACACCCTGCGACTCCTGTTTCACCTCGCTCTTAGTCACTCCGCCGAGCCAATCAATGACTTTCGGAGCTGCTTTGAGCGCGGCTTGCAGAATGGTGCCCAACGAGTTGGTGCTCACCACATCTGCATCAGGCGCGTCGTGCAGGATGTTCGCTCCCATGCGGAGGGCCAGTTGGTCCTCAAACGCACAGGGGCGCACAAATGGATTCAGCGACGAGTGGAGTTCAGGTATCACCTCGACGCCGTTGAACATCTTGTAGAGGATATGGTTTCCCGACGTCAGGACTCCGCCACCGGCGTCCGTGACCTGCATGTTGTCGTAGAAAACCCACGACATCATGAAGTTCCGAGACACCCATTCAGGCGAGTTCGACAACGTCGTTACCACACCGGTAATCCCCTCAATGAGGTTCAAGACCATGACCTCGCCCGGCTCGTACAGGTTGGTATCCTGAAAGAGCCGGTTGATGATGAAGGCGCCATCCTTGAGCATGCCCGTGTAGGACTTGCCCGAGAGATTCATGACCTCGTTCATTGTCTGAGGCAATCGGTCGATTAGGACGAATCGCGACAAGCTGATCGATGACATGAGACCCTTCCCATTCACCAAAACGGGGTCCTCATCCAGCGTCGACGAGTAGTCGACAAGCTTCGACCCAGAATAGGTCTTCAGCCTGCGGCCATTC